GAACCACCTGCGGAGCCTGCATCGCAAAGCGCGCCCCGCACTGGCGGTATCGAAACGGGCGGGGGAGATACACGAAATGAGAATTGGCATCACCGGAATTTCCGGCAGTCTCGGTACGGCATTGGTAGAACGATTTCAGCATGAGCACGTCATCGTGGGCATCACGCGCGACGAACTCAAGGCTGAGAAGATCATGGCGGGGCGCGAGAATGTGCGCTGCATGGTGGTGGCGGCGGGGCTGGATGATCTGACGGCGATGCGCAAGGCCTTTGACGGCTGCCAGGTGATTATTCACGCCGCAGCATTGAAGCGCATTTCGGGATCGGTCTACGCGACGGGCGAAGTGGTAAAGACCAACATCACGGGAACGCAGCACGTGTTGGAGGTGGCGCAGCGGATCGGCGCACGGCGCGTCATTGTCGTCAGCAGTGATAAGGCTGTAGAGGCGACGAATCTCTACGGCGCCTCGAAGTTCTGCGCCGAGTGCCTAGCCGTGCAGGAGAATGCGTTCGCCTATCCGAAGGGCACCAGCATTCTCGTCGTGCGATACGGCAACGTGCTCGGCTCGCGCGGCTCGGTTGTGCATATCTGGCGCGATCAAGTCGCACACGGCACACGTCTAACCGTGACGGATCGCCGCATGACGCGCTTCATCGTTACACTGGATCAAGCAACCAAGCTCATTGACGATGCGATGCAGCCGTACTTTGAAGCGGGCGACATTATCGTTCCGCAGTTGCGGGCGGCGCGCATGGTCGATGTGGCGGATGCGATCAAGCGTGAAGCCCAGCGCCAAGAATTTCCCGTGGTCGATACCGGACTACGTCCTGGTGGGGAGAAGCTGCACGAGAGTTTGCTCTCGCACGAGGAGCTGCATCGCACGTATCGGTCCGGCGAGTACTACGTTGTCAAGCCCAGTCATTCGACCTGGAAACACGCGCCAGACCGGAAAAACATTGCACTAGCTTTTCCGGATGGAACGGGTTATACTTCCGACGCAGTTGAACGGTTTACCGTGCCGGAGCTGGTGAACATGTTACAGGCCGTTCCCAACAGGCCGCCTAACGACTAACCCACGGGAGGAAGAGGATCATGACAGAGTCGTTCTTTCGCACAAACCCTTACATCATCGCAGAAATCGGTGCCTGTCACGATAGCAGTTTCTCGAAGGCGCTTACACTCATTCGTCAGTGCGCCGCCGCAGGCGCCGACGCCGTGAAGTTTCAATGCTACGAGGCCGCTCGTCTGGCCACGCGCCGTCACGCCGAGCAGCATCGCGCCATGTATGCGCGGTATCAGGTTCCGCACGAATGGCTCCGGGATCTCGCGCACCAGGCGCACAGCCTTGATATTGCGCTGGTGCTGTCCGTGTTCGATCAGTCAGATTTGGCAGCCGTTGGCAACTATGCCGATGCGCTGAAGATCTCCTCATTCGAGGCGGATGATCTTGTGCTCGTCGAAGCCTGCACGCGAACGGGTAAGCCTGTCGTAGTATCTACTGGCATGACCAGCGGTGAGGAACTCCGCACGCTGCGCACGGCTCTAAAGCTGATCGATAAACACATCAAGATTCTGCATTGCGTCAGTGCGTACCCGACCAGCATTGCCGATCTGCATCTGTCAACCATCCGCGAGTATCGCCTGGATGGCTTTTCCGATCATTCGCGCCATACGCTCACCGGCGCGTTGGCCGTCTCGCAAGGCGCCACGATTCTCGAAGTCCACGTGCGGGCGAACTCGACGCCGCCGGAGAATCCCGACTATCCGCACAGCCTCGACATCGCGCAGTTGTTCGAGTACGTGCGGCTGGCGATCTTGACCAAGAAGGCGATCGGTGAGCCCAAGACGGAGAAGCTCGACTGCGAGGCGCCGTGCGCTGCCTTCAAAGTGCGCACAACAACCCAACACAAGGAGGATTAGTCATGCGCATACTGACAATCATCGCACTCTGTATAATGCTCTTTGGCTGTGGCGGCTTGATTAAGGAGCAATGATGTCGACGCCCGCATTGCCCGCAATCTTATTGCTGCCGGTGAATTTCGCGAATCCGCAGCATGCCGAACGGTGGCACGAAATCCGGAATGACGATTCCGTGAGGGTTGTCTCACGCACGCGCAAACGGATCAAGATCGAAGAGCATCGCGCCTGGTGGGCCGAGTCGGCCGCGTCACGCACACGCCGCCTGTATTTCATCGTGGCGCGGGTCAACAATGACGTGCACCCGATCGGCATTGCACGCCTAGATGATCGACGTTCATGGACCGAGGTCTCACTGGCCGTGGAAGTCAGCTGGCGCAGACACGGTGTAGGAACAGCCGCACTGCGACTCTTGAAGGCCGAGGCGGAGAAATATCGTCTCCCCCCGCTGGGCGCGGTAATTCAGGCCGCGAACGCCGCAAGTTTGCGACTGTTCATCACCAATGGCTACGTACTCAAGAAAAAGGGCTTCGTGCAAGTAGCCTACCCAACACGGAGGAAATCATGAGCCTCAAGATCGCCGTCTTTGGTCTCGGCAGTATCGGCCTACGGCATGTGCATAACCTAATCGAGCTAGGCGTTTCACCGGACAGCATTCTCGGTGTCGATCCGCGTGTGGGCGAATCAGGGTTATCGTTTGCGCCGATTCAGGCGACAGATACCGCCGATCTGGCGTGGAGCTGGAAACCAGACGTGGCGCTTATTTGTGCGCCGCCAGTTGCGCATGCGAGCTTAATATGCCGCGCGATGGAGGAGAACGTGCATTGCTTCGTGGAAAAGCCGCTGTCGTTAGGGCTAGCGGACACGCGGGTTATTATTATTCGTGCGCGCGCCACAGACGCACCAAAAGCCTGCTTCGTCGGTTATCAGCTTCGCTGGCAACTGGAAGATATGCTGACACCGCCCGTGCGGTGCATCACCTGGGAGTGCTCACAGGATATACGCCAGTGGCCAAGCACGTATCAGAAAGACGTGCTGCTGGAATTCTCGCATGAAATTGACGCAGCGGTGTATACGTTCGGACCGGTTGAGACGGTCTCGGCGCGCGAGTATGTGAACGGCTGGGAGATTTGGTTACGGCATCTTAACGGTCTAAGCGAGATTCTGCTTAACCCCTACGCGAAAGACTACGTGCGCGAGGCCACGTCGAATGGGGAAACACTGTGGGAGTTCTCGCGCGAAAAGAATGACCAGGCCTATAAGCAAGAGCTAGACGCCTTCCTGCATCATGTCGAAACGGGCGAACCGGCAGACGATCGACTCTGCACGTTGGCGCAAGCGACACATGTCATGCAGATCGTGGAGGCCTGCAAGGAATCGGCTATGTTGTGCAAGGTAGTGCGGCTATGAGGACTCCGGCACAGGTTGCACATCTTCAATCGGTGCAAGCTAAGAAGAAAGGTGTACCGCGCAATCCCGAGCATATTGCTAAGATGGTCGCCACAAGAAAGCTGCGCGGAAATTACATCGTACCAGATCATGTACGGAAAGCTGTTGGAGAGGCAAGCAGAAACAGAAAGAGAACTGACGAAGAGAAGGAGAAGATTGCCGCAGCGCTGCGAGGTAGAAAGCGAGATCCTGAAATAGGCAAGAAGGCAGGCGCAACAAGGATCGCAAACCGCACAACGCCGTATCCTGAAAAGAGACAAAAAGATCCGCGATATAAGCCGTGGCGCGAAGCCGTGCTTAGTCGAGATAATTATAAGTGTAAACGATGTGGATTCTTTGATGTTGGGAATCACGCACATCACTTGCTGGAATGGAAAGAGTTCCCGGCGCTTCGCTATGATGTGAACAATGCCATTACACTATGCAATAGCTGTCACACCAAGATTCATCATGAGCTAAGAAGGAGCCGACGTGGACAAATTCAATAATTCCATGAGCCATCTTATTAAGGCGCGTCAGTGGACTCCAACTGGAGCACAGACGATTAGTAAAGCGCCTGAGCGTTTTCCGGTCGGGGCCTATCCGATTTATCTTGATCGTGGGGAGGGTGCGCATTGCTATGATATTGATGGCAATCGCTATCTGGATATGATCTGCGGGTTGGCTTCCATGACTCTTGGTTATGGGCGCACGCAGATTGACGAGGCGATCATATCGCAACTACGGAAGGGAATTAGCTTCTCGCTTTCAACAAAGCTAGAGAGCGAACTTTCTGAGCGGTTATGCTCAATTTTTCCGTGCGGACATAATGGGGCGGTGCGGTTTGTAAAGACCGGATCAGAGGCAGCCGAGGGTGCGGTCCGTATTGCAAGGCGTGCGACTGCGCGCGATATTATCGTTGTGGTCAAAAGCGGATATCATTCGTGGCATTCCGCGTTCTCGGCTGTAAAGGATTCGCATCCAGGTTGTCCTCGCGCATTGGAATCCTTGATCCATGGATTCATCTATAACGATCTTGCTTCGCTCGAAGCCGTACTCGATGATTCAGTCGCAGCGGTAATGCTAGAGCCGACTCTTAATGAAAAGCCGAACGATCAATTTCTTTCTGACGTACAGCGATTGTCGTATCAAGCAGGCGCTCTATTGATTTTCGATGAGGTGGTTTGCGCGGGGCGATGGGCTAGGGCTGGAGGGCAAGAATACTTCGGCATTACTCCAGACCTCGCAACTGCTGGCAAGAGTTTGGCGAACGGTATGCCGTTAGGCTGTATTATTGGATCGCGTGAACTAATGAGTTATGCCGACGTGATCAGCGGCACATTCGGAGGCGAGACCCTAAGTCTTGCCGCGTGCCAAGCGGTACAGGACATCTATGATTCTGAGCCGATTATTGACATGCTCTGGCAGCGCGGCGAGCAGTTTCAAAACGGCATACGTAGGGTAATTGACAATACCCTGCTCGACGGGTTGGCAGTCTGCGACGGCTACCCAGTCAAGCCGCGTATTCGATTCATGGTGCAAGATCAACAGACGGCCACACTTGCCATGTCACTGTTCGTGCAGGAGTTAGCCGAGTGGGGCGTGCTCTGGCATCCGGCGGGCGGGAATATCTCGGCGGCTATGACAACGGGTGATATTGATATGGCGATCGATGTGTGCGAGAGGGCCTTTATCGTTGTGAAGCACGCCATGGAAACAGGCGACTGGTCCGCATTGTACGGAAAGCCGATTCAGCCATCGCAGTTTGTGCGAGGTTGCGCATGACGCATCTGTTGCTAAATATATTGCAGACTATCAATGTCAACATACAGAGAGCTACTCTACCGATAGAGATCGTATCACGTCAGATTGCGGGAAAGCAGGCGTGGGACGCATTTGTAGATAGCCACCCTGTCGGGACGTTCTGGGCTCGCTCAACCTGGCTGGACTATTGTTTGGCATATCGTCAAGGGATCGACTGCTCAATTGCAGCACGGCATCGCGACGATGGAAAGATTCTGGCTATCTTCCCACTCATGATTGAGGGGCGGGAATTTGCATGCGGCGGCAATCCGCTCACGCCGGGCATGCTCGCGACGCAGAATCAGTCTCACGCACAGTTGCTCTCTGCCTTGGCGGCCTCAATGGCTGAAACGATTGCCTTGACGTGCGGTGTTGCATCCGGGGATATGATGATGCCGTTTCGTCCGGCCTGTGATGATCATGCTACGGATAATGAACCGCACGAGGATGATCGTCATCTTACGAAGGATTTCACTACGCGCATCGTGGATCTAAGCATCTCAGAAGACGTGCGCTGGAAAGACGTGCGCAAGAGCTACAAGCAGTTGATTCGTCAAGGCGGAATGCATCTGCGGAAAGAGTGGTTTTCATCGTCATACGAATGCATGCAGATCTATCGCGATCTACATCGCGCCAGGTATGGACATGTGCGCACGGAAGATACCTATCGGTTACAGTCTTGTTTGGCCGACGAGGGCATCGCCAGGCCGTTTATTTATGTCGATGACGCCGACCAACACGTGGCCGCCGTGCTCTGGTATATCTACAAAGATGTCGCCTACTACGCCAGTGGAGTGTTCATGGAGGAGAATCTGGCGCACTATGCCGTTTGGGACTCCATGAATGAACTCGGTAAGTCTCGCATACTTTATGCGGAGCTTGGCTGGAGCGGGCGGGCGATCGACGAGAAAGGTCAGAATGTCGAATTCTTCAAGCGCGGATTCGGCGGGTACGATGTGCCGGTGAGGTGCATCATGCGTGTGTTCTCAACCCATCAGACCGGAGGGGCGGCGTGATTACGGCGATCATCCAGGCGCGCATGGGGAGCACGCGCCTGCCGGGCAAGGTCATGCGCCTAGCGGCGGGGAAGCCGCTGCTTCAGCATGTTGTCGAGCGAGTAAAAGTCTGTCAAGGCGTCTCGCAGATTATCGTGGCTACGACGGACTTTGCCGAAGATCTGGAGATTGTGAACTGGTGCTGCGCGCACAATGTCACCTGCTACCCATGGAATCGCAAACTCTCGAACGGCAAGAACGATGTGCTGGGACGGTTCTACTATGCCTCGCAGTTCGCGCACAACAATATCATTATGCGCGTGACGGCGGACTGCCCGCTCTGGTGCCCGTTACTCGGTCAAGAAGTTATCGACACCTACGTAACGGCCACGCGCGAGGCTGACTTCTTTGACGGAATCATTGCCTCAAACGTGCGCCCTGATGTGGACGGATTTGATACGGAGATCTTTAATCGCTCGACACTGATCGACGCACAGAGGCTGGCAGTGGAGAATTACGATCGTGAGCATGTGACGCCATGGCTCTATCGGAATAAGCTGCGTGTAGGCGTAAGCCATGCCAATAAAGTCGGCGGCGCGAAGCTCTCGGTAGACACCGAGGAGAATTTTCAGCGCGTGCGATGGATCTTGGAGCGTGTGGAGAATTATAGTTGGCGGGAGGCAATGCGCGCGCATTTACAAACGGCAAAGACGTGAGACTCGGTGACTCCATTGGATATGGAGGTTTCTATGGCGCTCTGTGAATGTGGGTGTGGACAAACGACCAAGATCATCACGCGAACAAACGCTCAGCGTGGTCTCGTTCGTGGACAATCGAGGCGCTTCCTTCATGGGCATGTGCTCAAACGTATTCAGCCGTCCTCCAGTGCCCGTCGTCATGGGGAACGTCATCCGTTTTGGAGGGGCGCAGACGCCACTTACGGATCATTGCACGCCAGGGTTACTCGTCAACGTGGGGCACCACAAGCCTGTGAACATTGTGGACGCACGACGCCTGGACGATACGAATGGGACAGTAAGACGAAACGCTATGATGATCTGCTGTTCCGCAAGAAAGGAAAGAATCCGATTCCGATTGCTCACCCGACCGGACTCGACCGGTACGCTGGCGAACGACAGATACCAGCAGACTTGTTGCCGTACAAGAATTGGGATGGAAAACAAACGGAGAACCGATATTCTCATTGGATTTGGCGACAGTATGCCTCGGCATTTTGGGATGATGTCCGTATTGATCGTGTATTGCCCTATAAAGAATCGAAGGAGCCTGATGACGAGAAGCACGTCCATCCGCTTCAACTTGATGTGATTGAGCGGGTGGTTGTCCTGAGATCCAATCCCGATGAAATTATTCTGACGCCGTTCATGGGAGTTGGATCGGAAGTGTACGGTGCTGTCATTAACGGTCGGAGGGGGATTGGCATTGAACTGAAAGGATCATACTACAAGCAGGCCGAGAGGAATCTAGAGGCTGCTGCCAACAACTGGACAGACCATATTGAGAACGAGGTCTTGGCGTTGTAACGGCTTAGGTCGCCGGAGCACCTTCGAGCCCGGCCTGGCGCCTCGCAGTCGCCAGTTTGCCCGACGCCACTCGTCGTCTGAAACTCCGGCGAGTGGCTGAAGGCGGCATGATGGCTATCAGGCACCGCTCTTGCTGAAGTACCGATACGAGCCAATTAGGAGTGGATTATGCCACGTCGGAACGAGAATGCTGTGACGCTTACGTGTTCCATTGAAGGATCAACAGCCTTTAAAATGGACGGAGATGGTGCGGGGCAGATCAAGCTGACGGTGCCACCGTCGGAATTAGATGCTATGAAGCAGTTGATGTCCGAGTATCGCGAGCGCGAACTGATCGTGGTCTTTACGAAGCGTCGGCTATGAGTGAGCAGCATGAAAACGGATCGGACGAATCCAGGCCGTCACGTCGTGACATTGCGACGCGGTTCAAGCCTGGCAATCGCTTCGCCGTGGGGAAAGGCAGGCCGCTCGGCAGTCCGAACAAGAGCACGATCATCATTCGCGACTTCTCGCGCAAACTCTTCGGCGGGCTGTTTAAAGATCCGAAATACCTTGCCGCGCTGCGCGACCGGATTCTGCGCGGCAAGGAGCATCCAGCCATCGTGGCGCTCTTGCTCGGCTACGGCTATGGAAAACCGCCCGATAAGCTGATCATCGATGACGAGCGGACAGATGGAGGGGGAACGGAGCGACGCGATGAACTCATCGAACGACTCTGCGATCGGTTTGCCAAACTCGCGACTGAGAAAAAAGATCCGCCAGGATCTCAGCCGATTGTCGTCAACGGATCTGGAGGCGTTGTTATGGAGCTGGAAACTCTGGGCCAGACCGAATCAACTGCTTCCTCCGGGACTGTGGACGGTGTGGGCGGTCATCGCGGGACGCGGGTACGGAAAGACCAGGACGGGGGCTGAAGCCATTCGCGAGTGGGTAGCGCAGGGCTATCGTCGTCTAGCACTTGTGGCTGCCACGCCCGCCGATGCACGGGACGTCATGATCAACGGGGAGTCCGGCATTGTGAACATCTACCCCGAACGTGAGCGCCCTAAATATCAGCCTTCGCTTCGACGTGTTGTCTGGGAGAACGGTGCGGTCGCCACGATCTACTCCGCCCATAAGCATGAAGATAAGTCAGGACTGCGCGGACCGCAGCATGAAAAAGCCTGGGGTGATGAACCGGCGAAGTGGCAGTATCCCGGCAATTATGATCAGCTGATGTTCGGACTACGCTTGGGTGAAAATCCGCAGGCTGTACTGACGGGCACGCCGAGGCCAATCAAGATTATCAAAGATCTCGTGAAGGAGAGTCGGCAGCCTAACAGCCCAACGGTCGTTACCTACGGCTCGACCTATGAGAACCGTGAGAACCTGGCGGCGTCGTGGTTTTCGCGCATCATCAACAAGTATGAAGGCACACGACTTGGCAGGCAGGAGTTAGAGGCGGCGCTCTTAAGTGAAGTGCAAGGGGCGCTCTGGACGATTGAGATGATTCAGCGATCTTACAGTGAAGAGCACGCACAAGACGATGACGGGAATGTTAATAGCGAGCTTCAACAATCCATGGAGCGCATCATAGTAGCTGTTGATCCCAGCGTGGGCGACGGCACGATTCCGGATGTCACGACCGAGCAGAACGCCGAGACGGGCATCATGGTCTGCGGACGTCGCAATAATCGCGGACACTTGCTGGATGATCGCTCCGTGTATGGGCATCCCACTGTCTGGGCGCAAGCCGCTGTGGATGCCTATCATGAGTGGGGCGCTGACTACATTGTGGCCGAGAAGAATAATGGTGGCGAACTCGTGCGCTTGACGATTCAATCTGTGCCGGGCGCAAGAAACATTCCCGTCAAGCTGGTGTCGGCTTCCAGGGGAAAGTACACGCGGGCCGAGCCGATCGCCTTACTCCATGAACGGCGCGTGATCGATCACCACGGAGTCTTTGCACAACTGGAAGATCAGCTCACGACGTTTATTCCGGGGGCAAAGTCACCCGATCGCTTGGATGCCTACGTCTGGGGCTTCACGGAACTGCTGACCGATGTGATTCAGTTCGGTGCTTCCGTGGTTGGGGAGGTTGATCTTATTGCATCTGCGCCCGAGCAGATCCCAAGCGGTCAATACATTGATTCTGGCCTCGTTGAGGAAATACGAAAAAATGGGCTTTACTTTCCGACCTAATCGGGCTATAGTATCAACACCCAACACGCTATGAGGGTCACATGCGGTCCTCCTCCTCGATAGTTATTGATTCACACAAAAACAATATAGTGCGGCGCGGGCCGAAGTTCGCGATCACGCTCGACATGGCCGTTGAGAATCTGCGCACTGCGGCGCACCGGATCAATGTGACGTGCCTGTCACGGCGGCTCTACGATCAGCATGGATCGTTTTGTGCGCGCACGCTTCAGCGCAAGTGGGGATGGCGCTATCTGTGCGCATACGCTGGGTTGCAATCGGATATAGCTGGCCGAAAATGCAGCGCAAAACAACCGTGCATCGAGTGCGATCATCGTACCAGACAGCTTCACCGGTATCACTGTCGCACGTGTCGGAGGCGATTTGAGCGATTGGAGCATTGGCGTGAGCAGAGCACGAGTGGCTAAGCGGAATTATGAGGGCCGCGCTCACGAAGATTGAACGGGAGATCGTGCGGGAGTTTGCGGGCGGGTTGAGTGTGGCGAACTTGGTTGCACTGTACCGGCTGGACCGCCTCGACATCGAGTCGATCATCCGCAAGGCGATGCGGGCGCAGAACCAGACGGCTAGTAGACCATTTTGGTACCGTCAATAAAGTCAATAAAAAGGTAGGCGATGATGAAATGATATCCGAGGACGACGAACTGAAGGCGATTGAGCGGATACAGGCATATACAAAAACTCCAGCATTATTCGTGCGACAGTTAACGGCAGTACTCTTACGCGACATGCGCCTGCTGCTGGAACGTGCGACTAGGCCGCACGATTAGGAGACTATGGGGAGTCTAACACCGAGAGCGGATGACAGCCGCCTGATCCGAAAAAGCAAGGAAATCCTGACGCGCCAGCCGACGACGAGGCAGCGCAAGCGGTCGGGGTTGAGCGCGGCAGGGACCAAGCTGGCACAGAGTCGGCTGAAGAAGCTGATCCAAGAGGGGTGGTAGTGCATGAGCGTTGTCTCAATCCCATTTCGTCCATCCTTTTGCGAGGACATGCTGGCCGACATCAAAACGTGCACGGCACGATCGAAGCGCATGGCAGACGTGGGCGATCGCTTTTTCGTCTTTGGGGCCTGGTTTGAGGTTGATAGCGTCACGGAGGAATATTTGGCCTACGTGGCAGAGTGCTGGCAGAGCGAAGGATGCAAGAGCCGCGAGCATTTTATTGAGATCTGGAACTCGATTCACCCACGAAAACCGTACAGCCCAGAGGAAATCGTGTATTTGCATTGGTTTCATAGGGTGAAGGAGGCATAACCATGAGTCTACGCGAGCGCACCCATTACGACGGTTGTGAGTTCGTGCACATCGAATGCGCCGAGATCGTCATTCGAGAGCTGCGCGACACAGTGGCCCGGCACGACAGCGTAAAAACCAAGCTCGAAATTCGCATCCAGGAACTAACGAGCGACCTAGAGATGGTCCGCAGGGAAGCAAGCGCCCTGGCCGCATCGCAATGTGAAGATCCTATTGCCGATGAGCATGGCCACGTGTGGTGCGGTCGAGTAAAGAAACTGGAACGCCAGTTAGAGCAGCAGGCCTGGACGATCAGCCCGGCCATGGCGCAGGCCAAGATTGACGAGTTGAATCAAGCCCTGGCGGCGGTGGAAAACGAGACGGGGCTACACGAAGAACGGCGGCAGTTTAACCAGCGGATTGCGGAGCTGGGGAGTAAGCTGACCATGACTCGCGCACAAGTGAAGATGTTGAAGGATCAAGCGGTCGGGTTGGCCCGTTTGGTGCAGAGAGCCATCGCGTACCAAAAATTAGTATCGAGACTGAGTTCAAATGAGTGCATGGGAGACAGCCAGTGGCAAGCCGCCCAAGATGTGATCGACCAGTACACAACGAAGGAGCCGACAGGGGGTGAGGAATGACGCCACAGGAAGCAAATGCTGAATTGATTGCCGTGCAAAGTCAGCGCATCTCAGATTTGGAAGCCCAACTTGCTGAGCTTCAGCACTGGCGGGAATGTGGGCGTGAGTGTGGCGCGACCGATGGGCATGCACTGGTGCTGAACTATCAAGACCTCCAGCGCGAGAACGCCGAGCTGAAAGAGAAGCTGCAAGCGGTCCTGGATCTGGCACGGGCAACAGGAGGGTGAGGGATGACGATGCTCAACGATTTGAACAACGCACAAACAAACGACGAGGAGCATGCACTAGAGAAACAGTGGTACGTCGAACGCGGTCTTGATTATTCCCATGCGACGGAACGTGATTTTATGGCCCACATTGAGAAATTGGAAGCCCAACTCGCCACGTGCGTGAAAGATCGTGATATATGGCACGCAGATGCGTCAAGTCATCTCTCAGCTCTATGCAAAAAACAGGCAGAGGTCAATGGATTGGAACGTGATCTCGCTGCGTCTCAGCAACGCTACGACATGCTTAAGGACGAGACGGCCCAGTGCTGTGACGCGAGAAAGGAAGCCGAGCGGCGAGCGGTGGAGATGGCAAGGTTAGTTCAGCGAGAACGCACAGGGATCTGGATGGACTTATTTGAGGCGGATAGTCTTGAAGATGCACGAGTACAGGCACGGCTGCGAGAGGATGACAGTTACCAAGCCGCCCAAGCTGTGATCGACCAGTACACAACGAAGGAGCAGCCATGATACCACATGAATTGTTCTGGACATCAGAGAAGCCGACGGTGCCAGGGTTGTACTGGTGGCGAGATAAATCTGGGTACCGACGATTTATCACAGTGGATGTTGATGGGTGGTGTCCGGAATTCGGTGATTCTGTGGTGAATGGCAGTGGTGAATTTGCTGGACCTATCCCAATACCGAAGGATCGGCCATGATCGACAACCCTTGTTTGCGAGCAGCATGTCTAAGTGATGTCGTGGGCATCTTGAGGCCAGAATACGTTACGGTACGCAGCACAGCATGGTATCCAGGGCACGGCGTTGAATATCAATTCTCTGACTTGCAGCGGTTGTATGACGCCGAGTGGGCCAAGCGGGGGTTTAGGAGGTCGCCATGACGAAACCGGATCGGTGCCGCAACAGGTTTGAACGGCTGGTGTTGCAGGCGCTCCAGCGGATGGATCGACGCGATCCAAGAGAAGCTCCGCATTGCCTGTTCACGCCGGATGAGGTGGTGGCACTGCTTCGTCGTGAGCACACGGCGATCATGCGGATGGTGCGACGAAAGAAGACCAGGAACTGCGACGCATACAACGTAGCCTGTGACGACATCCTTGCCAAGCTCACGGCGAGAGGGAAATAGGAGGGATGATGAAAGCAATTAAAGAACCGAAAGGGCCCATTGTGGAAATCATCAATGCGCCTCGCGGTGGCACAAAACTGAACCCGGATACGCTGATGAAGCTGATTGAATTTGCCGAACTGAACAAAGCGAAGCGGTTGCTGATTGTGTTTGAGCGATAACCACGCCCGCCTCTTGAGGGGTGGGATCGCCGGTCGGCGGGCTGGCGATGCGGACCCCGCCGGTGGGGCACGAGGCAGACGAGCCACTGGCGGGGAATGCCGACAAACCAAGGCGCGGGCGGCGTAGCGAAACTACGATGCAATCAGGTGAAGCCATCATCGGGTAAGCCGCAAGGCGACAACCGGGAAAAGGGCTGCCTAGTCGGTGAGATTCCGGCCCCGCGCCTATAACTCAAAGTCGTGAAAGGGGAAGATGATGGCAATAGAAATCAATTTGACGGCAGAAGATATTGATAAATTAGTCAAGGATTCTATCCTCAAGGCTGGATTCGGCAAAGCTATTGAGGATGGGGTAAAACGCGCCATCTCTCCCGGTTATGATAATCCTATCGAGAGGGCCACGAAAGAGTACGTTGCGCAAGTCTGTCATTCATTATTGCGAGATCAATTTGCTGACAAAATACGTGCAGTGGTGTCAGCTACGATAGAAGCGCAGGTCACGACAGAAGTGATACAGAAAGTCACGGATGTCGCAGTACGGAAAATGGTTAATGCTGCTCAAGATAGGTATTGATGGCGGGGAATGCCGAATAATGAGGGACCATGAAAGCCAAGATCGGCGGGCGTGAAGTGGAATTGAATATCGACGATCGGCTGAAGTCGGGAAGGCCGCTCCCGGTCAAGAGCCAGCGCGTTGCGCCGTCTGGCGTGTCGGCTGCCGCTTCAGCCACGTCGCCCTCTCGATACGGAGTGGCGGGCAGGCGCGTGTCGGCTGCCGGTAGTCAATCCGGCCCCGCGCCTACAATCACAAGGAGGTTCGCATGAAAACACTAGGAGTGATTATCATCTTGCTTCTGCTACTCTTTTTGTCGCTGTTCTTGAGCCAATCAAAGGCCGCTGAATTGTATCTGTATGGGGGTATCGGGCAGGCCAGCTCCGCCGTCACCGATAAGCGCGGGTTGTGGAAGCACGACGGGCAGCCCTACGAATATGATGGCAAGACGATGGGCTTTCGCACCGGCCTCGGCTCCAGCGTCTCGTTCGGCACACTCGGCTCGGTGCCGTTCTCTCATGGCATGAGCCTGGAGCTTGGCGCGGTGTCGCTCGGTTCGCCGGAGATGGTCGAGAGCTGGTTCAACAGCGACGACAGCTACGACAAGCGTGGGCGCTGCCGCACGCACTGCGAGAAGCTCTACACCTTCAACCTGGTGAACGATTACCTCGGCGGTGAGCTGGTGGCGAAGTACGGCGTGACCGCGTGGGACTGGCTGACAGTGTACGCCACGGGCGGGATGGCCGGATTTTCGCACCACCACTCCGGCACGCTCACGAAACAGTGGGCACCAAAACTGACCATGCTGTTCAGCCACGATGGCGATACGTTGGGGCAGAACTTCAGTGGCATGATGCTCGCGGGCGTCATCGGCGGCGGGGTTTGCGGCACGGTGTATAAAGGCGCGGCCTTGTGCGGAGACGTGGAAAAGTTCCTGCCATTTGCCCATAGTGCCAATCCCTTGATCAACGACGGGCTCGGCGGGCCGGTGCTGACGACGTTTCAGATGCGGGTGCCGCTCGGAGTATTCTAGAAGAAGGAGATCTTGCATGAAGATTCTCGGCATTGCGACCGTCATGATGGTGACGGGGATACTGCTTGCCTGTCTTGCCAATGAAGGGTTCGAGCGATGGCGGCGGCGCCTTCTCAAGGGACGCGACATCGACACGGCGCTCACCTATTGTCAGCATCTCTTTAAACCCAAGTAGAGGAGGGTATCGATCTATGAGTCTCTGCCAACATGACGGCTGCCGCTCGTACACCAGGGGCGCCTACTGCTACGAACATAGTCCGCCCGGGGTAAACGCGCAAGATTCCGTTGTGACCGCCGAGGCGCCTCCCACGGATGCCCCTCGTAAGAAACGTCTGCATCTTCCGCGGGCGGGCATGGTGCCACGCTTCTCCGTTGATGAGGCCACGGCGCAGACGCTGGCGCTGATGGCCGAGAAGCGTCACATGCCGATCGTCCTTCTGCTGCGCGACATCGTCCAGAATGCGGTGGCGGATTTCCGGCGCGATGTGCGCCTTAAGATGCAGATGCCGTCCGAGCACTATACGGCACGAACGGAGGGAGACTAAGCCTATGCCACGCTCCTCTCACGATAAAGACATCACGCGTCAGGTGTTCATCGGCGCCGTGGCGGTTCTTGCCGTACTGCTTGCCGTTTTCGTCTGGGGCGCCTACGGCATCTATCTCTGGGTGACAGCATGACCTCACGCATTCAATGGACCGATCAGACCTGGAATCCCGTGCGGGGATGCTCGATCATATCCGAGGGGTGCCGACACTGTTACGCGATGCGGCAGGCCCATCGATTCAATGTCCCCGGCGGACCCTACGACGGCTTAACCGAGGTGGGTCCGCAGGGACCGTGCTGGACGGGACAGATTCGTCTGGTGCCGGAGCTGCTGGAGGCGCCGCTGCGTTGGAAAAAGCCGCGCCGGATTTTCGTCAACTCAATGAGCGATCTGTTTCATGAGGCGGTGCCTGCGCAGTTCATTGTACGCGCGTTTGAGGTCATGGCGGCCTGTCCGCAGCACACCTTTCAGATCCTCACGAAGCGCCCCGAGCGCGTGGAATCCGTGCTCTATGGGCAGGAGGGGAATTGGTATCTCGGTGGGGGCGACTGGCTACCGAACGTCTGGCTGGGATTTAGCGCCGAAGATCAGGCGACATTTGATCGCCGCGTGCAGGTCTTTGCTCCCCGTCCAGGCGAGCGCTGCTCCTGGGCGTATGCGCTTCACCTGTGGGCGAGTCTAGAGCCCTTGCTCGGCCCCATTCAGCTGCGCGAGGTCTCGCCCTTACGATGGGTGGTCATCGGCGGCGAAAGTGGGCACGGCGCTCGCCCGTGTAACGTGGCTTGGATTCGCTCGATCGTGCACCAGTGTCGAGCTATGGAAGTGCCGATATTTACAAAACAAACAGGTTCCCACATTGCCTGCCCGCACGACCGTAAAGGGGGATGTTGGAACTGCATGCCATCGGACATCAAATTCAGGGAGTTTCCTCATGTCGCGTGATCCGGTTAAAGCGAAGGCCAGAAAGCAACGGTATCTGGACAAGCAGAAGGCGGCGAAGTATGGGCCAGAGGCTATCGGCAAAGACATGCGCGGGAAACATGGCAATCAGGCAAAAGGTGAGCGCAACGGTCGGTGGAATAAGTCTAAGCGGCGAGTGACGAGCCATGGATATGTGGCGGTCCGCGTACCAGTCGATCACCCTCATGCTTGGGGTCCAGTAAACCTCAAGCGGTTCAAATATGCCTATGAGCATGTCGTTGTGATGATGGAATATCTCGGGCGCCCCTTATACCCCACCGAGGTTGTTCATCATCGAAATGGCAACCGAGCTGATAACAGAATTGAAAATCTTGAGTCGATAACGCCAGAGGAACATCAGCGGCATCATGCTGACACGACAAGGGAACGTGATTCACTGGGGAGATTCATATGATCGGCGACCTGGCCGAGTGGCCGGACGATCTGCGCGTTCGGGAGTGGCCGTCGTGAGCTTTCGTTCCAAGACGCTGCTTGCCGCCGCGCGCGATCAGCCCTGCGTCTTGTGCGGCTCGGTCGGCACGACCATCTCGGCCCACGCCAACAGCGTGGCGCTCGGCAAGGGGACAGGCATCAAGGCCCCGGACTACTATGTCGCCTGGCTCTGTCGAGCCTGCCATGATGAGATCGACGGACGCACCGGACGACTCACCAAGCAGGAGCGTTATGATCTGTGGACGACAGCCTATCTGCGCACCGTGGCCCAGTGGTTCGAGCAGGGGATTGTGAGGGTGAAAGGCTAACATTGTGAAGGCGCAACGAATAATTAAATTACTTAATGGGCATATCTATGATTTGCATGATATTTCAGCCCCTGAGATTGTGCTGTTGCACACGCACTTCAACTTGCGCGTCGCGCTTCGTGAGGACGACGATCAGGCAGCATCAACATCAATCACGAACGAATTACCCGCCATCATTGGAGATTACTCAACGAGTCGCTACGCCGTTGTTATTGAGCTGCAAAAGCGCGCACATATTCATTTCATGTCTGAAGATGAGTATTGGAGAATTCGAGACTTTTCTCTCTGGGCCTCAGAGATTACAGGATGGCGATTTGTCTTTGCTGCGCACTGGCATCGATTGCTTAAGACCTGTGTCGAGAACAACGGTATTGTGAATATCAATAATCTAGTTGGCAATCGTCTCGCCATACATGAACGTAAAATTCTCTGCCTGCGCGACCTGCTTCGTTAGCATAACCATCTGTCGCGCATCATCACATGCGAGATATGTGGGCGCACCGTCAAGAGACGAAAGGCCGTCGTGCACGATCGCACACCTGACGCATGGATCTTGGGATGTCCACGCTGCAAGTGCGATGCGCAGACACCCATAAAGATTAAACAACTTCGCGACGCCCACATCGCACGTATGCAACGGGAGCGCATTCTTCGCGAGGAGCTACGGGATGAGCGACGCGGTTGGCGCGAGGCCGCTAATGCTCTTAAGGATGTTCGTCGCGCTTTACAACATTCACCTAAAGGAGATGACGGCCATGTCGAATCATGAACAATCTAACGAGAACGGGCAAGTTCCAGTTGAACAATCAGAATCTGCTAAGTGTTTAGAGATTCTTGAGCGAGGAGTTAAACGCTCGGCTGACCTGAAATTAGCCATGAGCGCACTGATGTCAGATCTTGCAGCGGGTCGTATCACCGTTGGAACAGGCAATGCTATTTGTAGCGCCACATCGAAAATTCTTAAGACCGTTGAACTTGAACAGAAGTATGGTACGCGATATGGCCAGGGGAAACGTGAATTGCTACTAATCGAAGGCGATGACGCAGCCCCCGTTTCCTAAACGGGTCGGATAGTACTAACACGTACTATCGTGCTCTGCGTGCGCGGAGTAGTATTTGGCGGGCAATGGAGTTATACTTGGCGAGACGTGACGGCTCTTTCTGCGGCAAAGGAGCACACCACCATGAACGGTCTACCCCTGACGCAACGATTGGCCTTGGCCTGGAAAGCCCTCGTCTCGCAGTTCGATGCCGGATCGGCCCAGTATGCGCAACAGATGCTGGCGGGCATCTTTCCGGCCTCGACGGGACCGGCGCCCGCCCGCAATGCCATTCAGTTGCTGCAGATGGTGAACGATTCGCCCTGGATTCGCGCGTGCGCGGGGCGCGTCGCCGACGCCAAAGCCAACACCTACTGGAAGCTCTACACAGCGAAGCGAAACGGCAGCACCGCCGCAGCGCGCGATATTCAGTATGCACAGAAGGCGCCTCACGATGTGCGGCGGACGATTCTCAAAGACATTCAGCGCGCGGGCGAACTCACCGAGATCACTGATCACATTATGTTGACGGCGTTGCGCACCGGCTCCTCAGCATTGACGGGATGGGATACAAGCTGGCTGAAGAGCGTCTATCTCGACATGAACGGAGAGACGTTCTTTCTGATCCAACGCAATCCCGTCGGGGCGCCCGTAAAGTTTTGGATCGTCCCCCCGCACTGGGTCGCCGAAACGCCGACGCCCACGCGCCCCGCCTATCGTCTACAGTGGCAAGCCTTTCACGCCGATGTGCCCGAGCGGGAGATGCTCTGGCTCAAACAACCGAACGCCGTTGAACCGTATCAGCGCGGCGTGGGTCTGGCCAAGAGCGTGGACGATGAAGTAGCCACAGACGAGTACGCCGCTAAGCACACGCTGAAGTTCTTTAAGAACTCGGCGCGCCCCGATCTGCTCATCATGCCGAAGGAGGGGCAGTTTGACAAAGCCGAGCGCGATCGCTTCGAGCAGTGGTGGAACGACAAGCTCCAAGGCTTCTGGCGGTCATTTAAACCGTTGTTTCTGCATACCCCCGTGGAAGTGAAAACCCTGGAACAGAACTTCCGTAACTTGCAGTTTACGGAATTGCGCCAGCATGAGCGCGATACCATCATGCAGGTGTGGGGGATTCCACCGGAGATGTTCGGTGTGGTGACATCCTCCAATCGCTCGACCATCGATCAAGCGCCGTTTATCTTTACGAAGTACTGCATCGTGCCACGGGTGGAGCGGGAGCGCGCGTTCTATCAAGAGCGCCTCGTGCCGGAGTACGACGAGCGATTGATTCTTGACTACACCTCTCCCGTGCCGGAGGATAAGGAATTCCGACTCAAAGTGATGCAGGCGCAGCCGAGCGCCTTCGTGTTGAACGAGTTTCGCGAGCTGGCCGGACTGCCGGAAGACGAGAAGCTAGAGGGGCAGTACGCCAGTGGATCAACGAGTACCGCACCGGAAGCGGACACTGAAGTGGCCGCTGGCGATGAGAACGATACACCCGCAGCCGATAACCTGGATCAGCTGAATGACGAAGAGGCGGCGGCCTACTATCTGATCAACCGAAAACTCTTGGCGCGATGAAATCCCTCGCCATTATAGAAGCCGAGCTACTCCGTCGCGGGCTCGATCCCGACTTCATCGTGTGCAAGACCGACATCCCTGGTGATGTGGCTGAGATTGTCTCTCGCACGGAGTTCTTGGCACTACAGCTGCGCTACGGCTATCAGCGAGCCATTGCGACCGTGCGCGCCCGCATCGAGCTGGCTGCGCTGGAGCGCGAGCTCCGCGCCACGACGCAATCGGCAGCAGCCATGCGCACCGCCTTGGAGGCGGCACGGGTCAATGATCTGGGGCAGGTGCTGGACTCCACGGTCAGAAACACTCTGGAGCAGGGCTATCTACGCGGAGCACGAGAAGGTGAACGCACGCTGAGGACACAAGCGCAGGTGCGCATTCGGTTTGACGCCATGAACCCGCACGCAGCCCAGTATGCTCGCACACAGTCCGGTCAGCTCATCACGCAGATCACCGAGGGGCAGCGCGAGGCGGTGCGCAATCTGATTGACACCTCGGTCTCCAATGGCCGCACCGTGCAGGACATCGCCAGGGATATTCGCACGGTCGTAGGCTTGCGTGACGATCAAGTGCGCGCACTGCTCACCTATCGCGAACGCATCACCCTGCGCGGGACGCACACCGAGGAGCAGATCGAACGCAAGGTGGCGCGCTATGCCGACGCTCTGGCCAGACAGCGCGGCGAATTGATTGCCCGCACGGAGATCTTGACCGCAGCCAATCACGGGCAACTAGAGACGTGGCGCGAGGCCAAGCGGCAAGGTGTCTTGGGCCGCGAGTACCGGAAGCAATGGGTCACGACGCCCGACGAACTGCTATGCCCGGAGTGCGAAGCCCTGGACGGCGTGACGGCGGACTTGCACGAGGAGTTTATCAGTGCGGACGGCACTCGGGCGATGGCGCCGACGCTGCATCCGAATTGTCGATGCAGCATGGTGCTGACGAAAGATGCGGGGTAGAGCAGCGGAAGCTCGACGGTCTCATACGCCGTAGTCGCTGGTTCGATCCCAGCCCCCGCAACCAGTTTATACAAAGGAGAGACGGCATGGATCAGGCGGCATCGCTACGGTGGCGCATTCACTATCTCGACGGGAGCACAGTGAGCAGTTGCGCGATGACGTGGGCACAGGCACCGAGCACGGGCATCGTAGCCGTTGTGCATCAATGCGGAGACTCGCCCGTGCGCGTTGAGATCGGCACGCCGTACTATCTTCAGGAAGAGAACTATGTGATTCGCGTGTGGGATCCGACCCTGTATCTGCGGCGCATGGGCACGGTGAAGTTCGGACGCTGGGCCAGGACCGACATCTTTAACGGGGCCTGGGATGAAGCCCTACGATGCGTCACGACCGATCCAAAGATGCTCACCGATGAAGGGGCGCGCAAGGGTGGTGTGGTGGCCGGCACGCGCGCCGCCCAAGAGGGGGAGCCGCGACTCAGCTGGGGCCTCTGGTACGATGATCTGACCGTTGTGCAGGGGAACGCCGACGATGCGCACGCCTGGGTGCGGGCGCCGTCCGATGGCGTCATGGCCGCCGTCTATCGCCATGTCTCCAGCGGCATCGCCATGTCGGTCGCCCTGCGCCGCTACACGTTTTATTTCTGGGAGCACGGCGAATTGATCAATACGGACGATCTTGACCGTGTGCTGGCGGCGCATCCGCAGTTCAAGAAGGGCTGCCCGTCGTTTACGGGTGGGGATTACTTGGGGCAAGCCCGCACCATCAAAGCAGCATTGGAGGATACCTTGGAGGATGTGACATGAAAATGACTATCGGACAGCATGACGTTGTTACAACACCAGCACCCCTTCCTGACGGCTGGTATTGGTATTGCGGCGAGCCGGTGAAGATTACGGCGGGCGTCGTGCGCGGGTACAACTTCACCACGAAGGAAGAGTGGCGCCAAGAGAGCGCACAGATGGACCGTGCGGCGCTGACGCGGATTGAGTATCAACCGTGAAGCGCAAGGTCTCCATCGTGGGCTTCGAGCAGGCGCTCACGCCCACTGCCCCCATGGACGATCCGGCCTATGAGATCTGGGGCTTGAACCACGCCAACCGCCTGGGCTTCATGGTGGATAGTCAGGGGCGGTTTCGGGCTGATCGATGGTTTGACCTGCATCAACGCCACGCACAGTCCGACCTGGACATGATCTGGATCGATCAGTGCCCCATTCCGATCTACCTCACGGACCTGTTCACCAGTAATCCCAACGCGCAGGCGTATCCCATCAATGATATCGTCGCCTACTTCGGCCACGAGTACTTCTGCTCCTCGTTCGCCTATATGCTCTGCTATGCCGCCCTGCTGGGCTTTGACGAGATTCGTCTGGACGGCATCAACCTGAGTTACGGGCGCGAGCGCCTCTGCGAGCGGGCCAATCTGGAGTTTTGGATCGGTCTGTTGCGCGGCATGGAATACAACATCGTGATCCCGGCGTCCTCGACGTTATTGACGCATCCCGCTCGCTACGGCTTCGACTATACGGAGGAGAAAGAGGCGGTCGAGCAGATCATGGCGGTCTCCGTCACGGAGTGTCTGACCTACAAAGAGGTCGGCGCGATTCTGACCGCAAAAGGCACCATGATATGACCTCCATGCAGCACGTCAAGACGGCGATCTGTGAAGCCCTCGATCGACGCAGCGCCACCGTGCAGGGCGCCAAGAGCGTGCGCGTGGATATCAAGTTCACCGATGAGGGGCTTCCCTGCAAGGTGATTGTGTTTGCCGAGCATGAATTCACCGTGCGCGGGCGGGTGCCCGTGGAACGCTACGAGATGAATTCCTAACCACCACAGAGGAGAACCGTTTATATGGCTGAGTTTATCACCCCATTGGAGAGCTTGCGGCAAAAGACCGGCAACGATCTCATGACGCAAGCCATTGTGCAGGTGCAGGCCGAGGCCAAGGCGCACGCCGCATTTCTCGAAGATCTGATCAAGACCATGCGTGAGGATATAGATAGGGCGATTCAGACGCTCACCACCATGCAGGGCACCACCAATGAGACGCTGGACATGTCTACGCAGTCGATCGGCAAGCTGGCACAGGGGGCACTGGATCTTCAAGAGCGCGTGGCACAGTTGGAGAAACTACGGCCGGACGCCCATACCGGACGCGGTTAAAAAAAGGCTTTACTTTAGGCACGCAAGTATAGTATACGGTCACTAGATAGATTCCTGCACCAGGGCAGACGACGAGCCTGGTCGGGTTCCTCTTTAAGGGGTGCCCGGCCAGGCTTTTGTGTTTTTTTGGACAACTTGCGAGGGACGACGCCATGTCGCGCATAGCCAAGACGCCAGCAGGCCTTCCGATTCTCAGCGCCGAGGAGTTCGTGACCGGCGCGAAAGAGAAATCGCTGCCCAGTGACGAGTTTGCCGTCATTCAGGGCTTCACCGCCGAGGTCAAGACCGTCAAAGCCAAGAACGGCAGTGCTCGCTATCACTTCACCATCTCCACCAACGGGATTGACCGCGACAAAGACGCGATCAACGTCGCGGGATGGAACACCGACAATTACAAGAAGAATCCCGTCGTACTGTTCGGGCATGACTACCGCAGCCTCCCCGTAGGGAAGTGCCCCAAGCTGGATGGCAAGAAAAACGCTCTGGAGGCGGACGTGGAATTCGCCTCGGCGGAGATCTACCCGTTCGCCGATACGGTGCGCCGCATGGTCGATGGAGGGTTTCTACGAGCGGCCAGCGTGGGCTTCAAGCCTATCAAGTACCTGTACAACGAAGAGCGAAGAGGCATCGACATCGAAGAGGCCGAGCTGTTGGAGTGGTCGATTGTGCCGGTTCCGGCAAACCCCGAGTGTCTCGTGCGGCTCTCGGCAGAGCTGGACCCGGCGGTGTTGGCGGACTTCGCCAAAGGCTGTGAGCAGTTTCTTACGGCCTGCAAGGGCGCGGGCACGTGGGTGGAGAGTGCAACGGGGGACCTTACTACATCCGTAGACAAATCGATCCCAGAATCAGCCAGCACGATTGATGAGGAGGCCATGATCGAGCGCATTAAGGCCAACGTCTTGGCACAGCTCAAGGCTGAGCAGGAGGCTGCGGTGAAGGCTGCTCCCGTAGTCGAGCAGCAAGCAGCGCCCGCAGGCTTCACGCTGGAGGATGAGGATCAGTACATCTTCGGGGTGGATCTAAAGGCCGTAACCAAGACGGTGCGCGAGGCGACGAAGAACGCCTTGGCGGGGCTCATCACCATCCACATCAAGCAACAGATCGACTATGCCCGAGGGCGCATAGCGGATTAACACAGCATTATTCTGACGGCGACTATACACAAGGAGGGCGCGCGCATGAAAGTCGAAGAGCTGAATCAGCACATCAAGGACACCGTGCTCGATCTGGTCAAAACCGAAGTCGGGCCGTTGGTTAAGGAGGCCATTGAGGCGTCCGTGAAGACCAGCCTGGCGCCCTCGGCAGAAGACCCGAGTAAGACCGTCAAGCAGGTGGAGATCGAGAAAACCGCCAAGGCGCTGCAGGAGAAGGCCAAGGAGAAGTCCACCCTGCACGAATTCACCGGCAAGAAGCGGGAGCGACAGAAGGGCGAAGCCCTCGGCGCCTGCGTGCGGGCGGCCAAGCGGGCCAAGAACGACTACGACGCCACGATCTATCACCTGAAGAAGGACGGGCACGACGACCTTGCCCAGCTGTTCGAGGATACCGCCAAGCTCTACGGTGATCAAGTCCTGAAGGCCATGACGGCGGGCGATCCGGAAACGGGCGGAGTGCTGATTCCGCAAGCCGTCTCCGCAGAGGTTATCGATCTGCTGCGCGCGCGGGTCATCGTGCGCAACATGAATCCCATCACGCTTCCCATGCCGAACGGCAATTTCCGTCTGCCCAAGAAGATGAGCGGCACCAACTCCTACTACGTGGGCGAGTCCACGTCGCCGACGACCTCGCAGGTCAAGACCGGTAGCGTGCTTCTGAGCTTCAAGAAACAAATGACTCTGGTGCCGGTCTCGAACGATCTGTTCCGCTTCTCCTCGCCGGGCGCCGATCAGTTGATTCGCAACGACATCGTCTCGGAAACCGCCGTGCGCCAGGATCAAGCGTTTCTGCGCGATCCCGGCACGGATTCCACGCCGCGCGGGCTGCGGTACTGGGCATCGCCAAACAACGTCATTGTTGCCACGGGCGGCGTCGGCGGTGACGCCAATCTGGGCGCCATGACCACCACGCTCTCTAAGCTAATCCTGAAGCTCTTAGAGAACAACATCCCCATGGCCAACTGCCACTGGGTAATGTCGCCGCGCACCTACATGAACCTCACCGCAGTGCGAACCACCAACGGACCCTATGCGTTCAGGGACGAGATGATGCGCGGGACGCTCTGGGGCTATGCATTCACGGTGTCCACCACCGTGCCAAACACGCTGACCGAGGGCTCCAACAGTGACACCTCGGAGCTGTATTTCGTCGATGCAGGCGAGCTGGTCATCGGTGACAGCGAGCGTCTCATGATCGACGCCTCCGACATCGCAGCCTACGAAGAGGGCGGCACTGTCAAGGCGGCCTACAGCCGGGACGAAACCGTCGTGCGGGCGATCAGCGAGCATGATCTGGTGGCGCGACGAGAGGAAGCCATCGCCGTCGCCACGGGCGTGCGATGGGGCGTGTAAGTCACGGAGGGTAACGACATTCACGGCGCGCTGGCGCCCACAGAAACGAGGAGGACCGTACTATGATTCGAATCACGCCAGTGTATGTACAGGGTAAGGAAAATCACATCGTGCTGGATTGCGCGACCGGAGGGGATTCCACCTCGGGCGGCATCTTCGATGGTAACGTCATCGATTTGCAGGCCTTCCCGATGCGCTTCACCCATGCGCAGCCGGTGCTGGCCGGCACGCTGCCGGGTACAACCTCAACCGCAGGCGGAAGCCGCTTGCAGTTGGATGTGCGATTGAAGCACGGAGATAGTTCGGGGGGTGGGGATGCGGTGGCGTTCTCGACCGATCAGCTTCCCAGCACGGTGCAGAGCTATTATGCTACGGACATGTCCACGGATCATCCGTCCTGGAGCACGGGGACAATTCGCGCGCAGTATTCTCCTGCGGCCATTCCGCTCTTGGGCGCCAAGCGGTACATTCGAGCCAGCGGACAAGTCACGCGCATCGGCATCGCCACCTCGACGGCGGCGGCGCAGCTGTTCACGTGCCACCTCGGCCTGAACTTGCTTGGTGCGCAGGAAGAGGATGCGGGCCGGGATAAGGCGGTGAATCCGTCCGGGTCCTACAACAAGCGGTTCTACGTGCCGACGACCGCGACGAACACCTAAGGTCGGCATTCTCACTTTGGACGGGCGGCGGCAACCGCCAAGGAGGGCCTCATGAGCCTTGAATATGAGACGGTCCGACTCACCGATAAGTTTCACAGCTATCGCGTAGGCGGCGGACCGCAGTACAACGCGGGCGAGCTGGTGCGAGTACCCACGGCTGAGGCTGACGTGTTGGTGGCTGCGGGCGCTGCCGTCCGCCACGTGGTTACGACGCAGGAAGATTCGGCTCACGGGAAAGCCCCAGCTCGCCCCATTAAGGACAAGATGGTAACTCACGCAGTAACAAAATAGCAGCATCGTTACGCAGTCTCACGACACGAAAGGCGGCACCCGATCATGTCATCACTCAACGACATTGTAGTGACCGAAGCGGACCCCGTTATGCAGACGCTCGACGCTGTGCAGGTGGCTGAGACTGTCACCGTTGTGCCTACCACGCAGGATATGCCGGAACAGACCTTCCCGCAGGTGGACGGCATTCCCGCACACCTCTGTGGGCCGGTGCGCTGGGATCATCCCTGCTCGGCGCACGTGACGGTGCTCGATCCTGTCAACGCCATCGTCTGTCCCGCTGACGGACGCAAGCGGAAGAAGGTCTGCATCGTGGGCTACGCGGAGAACTCACGGCACCTGGCGTGGTACGACGATCCGGACTGCGAAATCTGGGGCGTCAATCAAGTCTATCGGTTCATCCCGCGTATGGATCGCAACTTTCAGATTCATCGCGACTGGGCGAATACGAACAAGTGGGCGCCGGGCACCGATCAGCGCAAGTGGATTACCGAGGCGCCGATTCCCACGTACATGATCGATCACGATCCGGCCATGCCGAACAGCGTGACCTATCCCTACGATCGCGTGCGGCAAGAGCTGGACCTCTACGATCCCGCAGATCCCGATCCGCGTAACGGGCTGGACTATGCGACCAGCTCGATCGCGTTCATGTTCATGCTGGCCATTGCTGAGGGGTTTACAGAGATCGGCATCTATGGCATCGACTTGATCATCGGGCGGGAGTACTTCTTCGAGAAGGCCTGCGTGGAGTTTTACATGGGCATCGCGCACGCGCGGGGCATCGCCGTGCATCGTCCGGAGAACAGCGCCCTGCTCTGGCAGTCGCACCGGTACGGCTACGATCCAGGGCCCGACTACGGCTTTTTCGGCCTGGAGAAGCTGAAGGCGCGCGCCGAGCAACTCTCTAAGCAAGTTAAGACGCTCAAGGACACGGTCTTACTCGCACAGGGTGGCATCACCGAGATGGAGTGGGTGCTGCAACATCTGGGCGAACCGGCGAAGTCGGAGTATGAGCAACGCCTCGCCGAGGCGCGGAAGCAGTTGGACACGAAGCTGAACGAACTGTATCTGCACGAGGGCGCGTTTCAGGAGACAAATCGCATGTACTGCCTCCTGGAACTCAAGTCGCGCGGAGGGACCGTAGACTAACATGATCGTTACGATTCTCACCTCTGCTACAGACGACAAACTCACCACGGTGGCCGACGTGAAGGACGCCCTCGACCTCACCGACAACGCCGCCGACAACACGCTGGAGCGGTTTATCGGGCGCGCGTCGCGACGCATTCAGCGCTTCTTAGGGCGCGAACTCGGCGTGCAACGCTATCAAGCCGTGATGCCAGCCTATGGGGGCGTGCGTCTGCAACTGCCCGCCTATCCGGTCCGCGAGATCCTGCGGTTTTATGACGGAACCGATACGGGCTCAGCCGCCGAGATTCTCTCGACCGAGTACCGGCTGGATCGGGAGCGTGGCCAGTTGAATCGTGACGAGGGCTGGCCGTGGACGTGGCAGCAGGGGCCGAGCATTACGGAGCTAGAGCCTGAGCCCGGAAAAGAATACCCGCACTATCTGGTGGAGTTTTCGGCGGGCTATCTTCTCCTTGGCGGGAAAGACAGCGGGAGCACCTGGGACGGGACGACCTCGACGGGCGTGACGCTCCCGGCGGATTACCAGGACGCTTGCATCGAGATGGCGCGCAGCATGTATCTTTCGCGCGATCGACAGGTCGGCGTGCAGAGTGAGCGTGTAGGAGATCTGTCTATCACCTACTCTGCCGATGCGGGTGATATGCCGAAATCGGTGTTGGAGATTCTCGCCCCGCTCCGGAGTTTGGCATGAGAACACAGGAAGCAATTCTGGCCGATCTGCTTAGTGGTAATCTAGATCTATCCGATGTGAAGCTCAGTGAGGTGGCGATCGTTGAGAAGATCGACAAGAGCGGCGATGAACCGAAACTTGTCGAACGGCGCACTATGCGTGACGGCATCTGCATCTTGATCGAGAAGTTCTAACATCTAGCAGTGAGAGAAGGAGGGTTACGTCATGCCGTTACATCGAACTGGGCGCAACATCATTGCTGCCGTGCTGAATGGGGAAAGCATCACCCCACTGCTGACCGCAACGGGCGCGGTGCTCTGGGTGGGATCTGGCACGGGCGCACACGATGCCGCCGATAACCACCTGAAGGGCACCAGCATCGCCGCCACCATGGAATCCGGCTACCCCTCGCGATCGGTCAATGCCCTGTCTTATCGTGGACTCTACGCGACCAACGTAGCCAACTTTGAGTGGCAGGAGTGGGGCGTCAAGAACTCAACAGCCTCGGCAACGTCAACAGCGGCGAACGTGTTCATGTTGCAACGCATGCAAGAATCGCTCGGCACGAAGGCGAACACGCAGCAATGGCAACTGACCGTTACCAACACGCTGACCACCTAGTGCGCTGTCGTCGCTGTGCGGGGCTGCTGGTATCGGGACAGCAGCCCGATGGGCTGATGGACGGCTGGAGTCATGACGCCTGGCGATGCGTAAATTGTGGGGAGTGGTTTGATATGGTGGTTCTTCGAAACAGAGAGCATGCCCTATGCAGCACTGTCCAACATGTCGATGTCACGCAGATGGTCCCGGGCCGCCGTTGAGTCCGTATCATGGGCGCTGTGCGGGATGCGGGTGGCCCTCAACATTGAAAATGTTGGCCGCGAATCCCTTATGTGAATCCTGCATGAACAAACAAGGAGACAACCATGAAACAAATCCTGTTGATGTTGTGTGCCAGTCTGTTCGTCTACGTCGGGTGGGCTGAGGCGCAGACGCCGCCGTACATCGGCGCGACGTGTACGTTCAGTTGGAATGCCAACACTGAGTCCGATCTGGCGGGCTATCGCGCGTGGGCCGTGCGCGGCTCAACGGCGCTCCCGATTGTGACACTCTCGAAAACCTCGACGAGTCACCCAACCAGCACGACGTGCGCCGCACTGGGCGTGACGGCGGATGGGAGCTATCGGTTTAACGTCGTGGCATTTGACCTGGCCGGGAACGCGAGCGGTCCGGCTTTTATTGATGCGGTACGCGATACCGTGGCCCCCGCCAGTCCGGCGAATCCGAGCGTGTCGTCTCCGCAGCCGGTGGCGCTCTTCATCGTGCCGAATCCGGATGCCAAACAGACGACGGTGTCATGGATCCCAGGTCGATGCCAACAGGAATACGTCGTGTCACGGCTCGTGAGCGGGAAATGGATTGAGATCGGACGCACGCATGACACGTGGCTGGATGTGCCGCTGATCAATCAGGTCAATCAACCCTACGGCGTCAGCGCGGTGTGCGAGGGGTAGATGGCGTCGATTGTCCAGGAAACCGATAACGGCATCGGAGCGTCGGGGCAATCCTCGATTGCCGCCGGATCATTGACCTTTACAGCGGGCAATCTGATTGCGGCGTTCGTCAAATTTGAGGGCACATCCAGCACGGCCACGATCTCCGGCTTTACGGCGGCCACGAAACAGGTAAACTCCGACGGCCTTTCATGGGGACAGTGGTTTTATCAGTTGTCCGCGTCGGGCGGGTCGTTGAATGTGACGGCGAATTTCAGCCCGTCTACAGACTATCCGTCTATTTTCGTCTATGAAGTCAGCGGCACCGGCACCTGGGCGTTCGACGCGGAATCCACGGCCAATGGCAACTCCACTGCGCTCAACTCCGGTAACATGTCCGTGGCGGGCTCAGACGGCATCGCATTCGGAGGCTATGCGGAATTCACCAGTGCGACCGTATCAAGTGCGCAGATCAACAGCGTGGCGGCCGACAGGACCGATACATGTGTCAATACCTCATCCGTGGCCTGGGCCAAGACCCATAGCTCCGGATTTACCGGTGCGGCGACGGCCACTCTGAGCAGCGCCGAAACCTGGGCGGTCTGCGGGATTGCGTTTAAATTGACGAGCAGTAGCGGTCAACCCTCACACCGCCGTCTTGCTCGGCGACCCATCGGGCAAAAAGGAATCTGGGTGAACTGAGATGGCCAATAGCGTTTCCCATGCGGCACTGCCGTTTCCCGTCAAAAATGCGCGGTTTACGGTCATTGTGCCTTATCTCGATGCAGATGGCGATCCGACGGACCCGACCACACCCGATACCGAAGTGAGCGGTGATGGCGGAGCCTTTGCGGACTGTGCCGAGGAAGTGACCACGATCAGTGGGACGAACGGATCGGGCTATCTGACGTTGACCGGCGCCGAGACAAACTACTCCATCGTCCAGCTTGCGGCGAAAGTGGCGAGCGGACCCAAGGCCACGTTGATCACGGTCATGCCGCGTGTTCTGCCCGTGATTTTCAGTGGGACTGCCTCAGCAGGAGCCTCCGGCTCGATCACGTTACCGAGCAGCTGCCCATCAGTGCCCGATATTCTGGTTGGCTGTATTGTAAGAACGACCGGCGGCACGGGTGGAGGCGGCACTGGCGGGGCCAACAATCAAGCACGAATCATCACAGGCTATACCTCCGCACGAGTGGCAAGCGTTACACCGAACTGGGAAACGGCACCGGACAACACGACGACGTTTGAGATCCTGTACTGGGAAGGGGCCTACGCGAAGTATGCCGACATCGTGTTTGCCTCACTGTCCGTGCGCGGGGTGTGTACCACGGGCGGGACAACGACGAGCATCCCCACCAGTAGCCTCGAACCGGCGGCAACGGTAACGGATCAGTTTAAGGGGCGCATTCTGATCTTCGATCGTGACACGACGACGACCAATCTGCGCGGGCAGGGTGCGCCGATTGATGGATCAACGAGTGGCGGCACTCTTACGCTCGCTGGCGGCGATGCGCTGACCACCGCACCGGCGAGCGGTGATACGTTTCGGATTCTCTAGAGGGTTTGTATGGCACACATTGTTGCCGATCGCGTGAAGGAAACCTCGACGACGACCGGCACCGGCAACGTGACGCTGGCTGGAGCCGCGACGGCGTTCCAAGCCTTCAGCGCCGTCTGCGCGAACAACGACACGTTTTTCTATTGCATCGCGCATCAATCGGCAAGTGAGTGGGAGATCGGCTACGGCACCTATGTGAGTGCCACGCCCGCCGTGGCCCGCACCACTGTGATTGAATCCTCGAACGCCGATGCCGCCGTGAACTTCAGCTCCGGGACCAAGGATGTCTTCATCACGAATCCTGCCGTCGGGCACTCCTGGGGCGTGTTGAGCCCGTCGCAAATTACTTCAGACCAGAACGACTACAACCCCACGGGATTGAAATACGCCAGTATTCTGCGGCTCGATACGGACAACGTGCGGCAACTGACCGGTTTACAGGGCGGGTTCGACGGACGACGGATCATGCTGCACTGTCTCGACGCGGCTCAGGGTCCGGTCATTCTGCGCGATGAGTCCACCAGCAGCACGGCGGCCTATCGCTTCAATCTCCCGCGGCGGCGCGTCATGCTCTTTCCCGGTGACAGCATTGAGCTGGTGTATGACGGCACCAGCGCCCGATGGACTCCGGTGCATGGCAATATCGGATTGTCCTCCGTGGCCGGAGATGATTACATCAATGTGTTTGACGATTTCTTCTCCGGAGTCAACGGGACCGGTACGGCAACGGAAGCCGGGGAGACCGTCGGTGTGTGGTCCTGGCGCTCGACGGCCAATGGGACGGCGGCGTCCACCAGCCCCGCTAGTGTGGCTGCACATCCTGGCATCGTGCAACTCGTCACGGGGGCGACCAGCGGCAACGATACGCGCCTGCATTTAGGAAACTCCGCGACGGAGGATATTTTCCAGTTTCAAGACCTGCGCTATATGGGGTTCCTCGTCCGCACCACCGACAATACATCAAATCGGATCAAGTGCGGTCTGGGCGTCGATCTTGGTGACGGCACAGTAGCGGCATTCGGATCGGACGGGATCTTCTTCGAGTTCGATACGGCCACCAACGCCAATTGGCGGACCCATACGCGTGCGGCATCCACGACCACCACGAACACGACCAGTGTGGCGATCACGAATAATGAATGGGATCTCCTGGAAGCCTACCGGTTGACCAATGGCAATTGGTCGTTCTGGGTGAATGAATCGCTGGTCTTTACGCATTCGACGAACTTACCGACCACGGTGATGGCGAATATAGGATGTTTTGTAGAAACGCAAACGGCTGCCGCACGCAACGTACAAGTGGATTGGATTGCGTTTCGTACCGCTCGATTAGGACAGAGGTACACGTAAGCGATGCTGGGTCACGGCGCAATCAGTCAATTTCCGCTCGATGTCGCTGGACAAAGCGTCAGCCAGCCTGGACGCACGGTCGGCACCTACTCGCAGCTTCATCCCTACCTGTTCAGCGGGCGGCGGTATGGGAGCTTTGCGGGGAAAGCTGCCGGAGGACCAACTCCTATTGCGGGATCAGACTCGCTGTTGATGGGCCTTGTGGACGATCGCGCACTCTTCGCCACTCTCTTACGAGATGATTCTCCACAGCTTCTCCTCAGTGAAGATCGCACACTTCTTGCTCAGCTGCAACGCGAGGAGAGCCTTGCCGCCGTTATTGCCGATATCTCCTCGGTACTTGCGGCCTTTACCAGCAACGAGTCGCTCACTATTGGCATTGCCGAATCAGCAGCCCTACTAATTGCACTCTCGCGCGAAGATGCCGTGGCGGTGGTCCTGTCAGAGGATCGTACCGTCGCAGCGGTCTTATCCCGTGAGGATGCGCTGACGCTCGGCCTAATTGAAGATCGCTCGATCCTTGCCGTGATCGCCCGTGAGGATCTGCCCGCCATCATCATTGCTGATTCCTCATCGCTCGATATTTTTGAGGACGGCGGACTGGTGGCGAAATCATCGTCCGATGCTTTAGTTATTGGACTGATCGACGCCTACGTATCGATTCTTGTAGCCTCTCAGCAGGATGACACCGTCTCCCTCTCCTGGCAGGAGAGCGCATCACTGCGAGCCATATTGCAACGTGAGGATGCACCGCGCATTGGCATTGATGACTCCGGCGTGGTCGCCGTCAATATCAGCGCTACGGGCGACAGCCTAACGATTGGCATTGCTGAATCAGCATTTCCCGTCATCTCGGTATCGGGCGCCGATGCCGTCACCCTGATCGCGTCAGAGTCGAGTCAGATCTTTGCCGGACTAACACGCGATGATCATCTGCCGATCAATTTGCAAGAGACAACGAGTGCGTTTATTAGAGT